GAGTTTGAAGTCAACTTTATGCCTCGCTTAAAAGATAGCATTTATGAATTCCAAATTGATAACCCTGATAAAGATACAGACCCTTGGAAGACAGCCTTCTTTGCTAAAGTAATTGAACCAAGCTTGACTGCAACACCTACACCTTAAACTAAAATGTATCCCCTCTACGGAGGGGCAAATATTTAACTGTAAGATATTTTCAAATTAAACTTAAAGGAGAAATACAAATGGAAATTAAATTATTCTTAGATGGTGAATATAAAACTTTTAAAAATAATGGTCGCATGTCTGCATTACGCTTCAAACAATCTTTAGCTTACAGTCAAGCACTAGACAAAGACTTCTCAGACGAAACAATGGAAGCGGCTGTAAACTTTATCGCAAATGATTTATTTGAACAGCAATTCACCGCTGAAGATTTCTGGAATGGTGTTGATGTAGAGGAATTTACAACTGTATTGTTAGAAGCTTTATCTGCACCTTCTAAGCGTATGCAAGCTAAAATGCAACCATTAAAAAACTAACAGGAGTCCAATCTTCAAAAGGTGAAGACACACGAGTACCTGAAGAGTGGGGCATTGATGACAGTCCCTCAAATGATTTCATAATGGACTTTTATCAAAGTAGACTCGAGCAAGGTTGGACTCTTAATGAAATAGACAATACAGATATTATTGACTTTGTAGAAATAACTGTCTACAAAGCTGTCAAGGAGTATCACAAGAAACTCGCTAATCTTGACAACTCTAAATATTGAGGAAAGGAGAAATAATACATGGCAGGTAACAATGAAACTATTTCCGTTGACGTCGTCCTCAATGACCAGAGGTTTCAAGCGGGTATTCGTAATATTATTACTCAACTGAATTCTACAACTAGAGCCACAAGAGAAGCCGGAGACGGTGCTTCTAAGATGGGCGGGGCTTTTTCATCAGCTATTAAGGCAATGGCTGGCATTGGGGCAGTCGTTGGGGGTATCAATACTGTAAAGAAGGCTTTCGAAGGTGTCGTCAAAACAGGTATGGAATATACTAAGCAGATGTCAACCGTTGAAGCTATCTCGGATTCCACATCTCTACAGATGGCGGAGCTTGGAGCTAATGCTCGAGAGCTAGGTGCTTCTACTGTATGGAGCGCTACCAACGTAGCCGAAGCCTATGAGTATATGGCAACGGCAGGTTGGAGTGCTAATGAGATGATTGCAGGTTCTAAGCCTTTGCTGAATCTAGCTACAGCGGGAAATCTAGACCTTGCAAGGGCGGCTGACATAGTAACCGACAGTATGACCCCCTTTGGAATGAAAGCTGATGAAGCAGGAAGAGCGGCTGACGTGTTCGCAAAAGGATCAGCAGCGGCAAACTTAAACGTTGAACAACTTGGCGAAACTATGAAGTATGCTGCCCCTATCGCAGACACCTTTGGTATGAATATCGAGGAGACTACAGTATTAGCAATGGAGTTTGCCAATGGTGGGATTAAAGCATCTATGGCAGGTACTGCACTTCGTGCAGGTTTATCTCGACTAGCTAAACCTCCGAAGGCGGCAGCGAATGCTTTAGCAGACCTAGGGCAAGAAACAACCAACGCAGACGGGTCTATGAAGAATATACGTACTATCATCGATGAGCTATCTCCTAAGTTTAATGCACTATCTAACTCACAGCAGATAGCAGCGGCAAAGGCAATCTTTGGTGAAGAAGCTTATGCTGGATGGATAATGGTGTTGAAAAATGGAGTAGGGGAATTCGATAAATTCAAAGGGATGCTAGATAAGTCTGAAGGCTCTGCTGAAGCAATGGCGAAAGTAATGTCCAACAACTTATCAGGTGCGGTTGCCAATACGCAATCAGCTCTTGAGAATTTAGGACTTATCGGTTTTTCAAAATTGGAGCTTATGCTCACAAACTCAACTAACGGGTTTGGTGCTTGGATAACTAAGATGTCAGAATCTATTGACCCTCTCGGTAATGTAGTTGAAGCTACAAAGCTATTGCAAACGGAGCAACAAAAGTTTGCTCAACAAGAAGCATTATTACTTCAACAGAAACAGAAAGGGAAGATTAACGATGATGAGTACCGAGCAGGATTAGAAGAAGCTAGAAAGCAACTTGCCGCTAATACTACAGAGACCGGAATCCTTGAGCAGAAAATGAAAGCATTAGATGCTGAATATGCTAAGGGTGGGATGAGTCAAGACCAATACAAGATTAAACAACAAGAAGCGGCTAAAGAAGCGGCACTTCTTGGACAGACACTTGTCAAAGTAGGTGAAGACCAGAAACAGGCAAACGCTTCATTTGAGAATTTCCAGTATGCTCTCTCTAAAGTTAAAGACTTTATGGCTGAGATGTGGGACATTATTAAACCTATATGGGAAACAAACTTAGCATGGTTTAACGAGCAATTGAAAACTGTAAAGAAATTTATAGATGAGAACGGAAAGGAAATAGAAGCCGTCTGGAATGTTCTTTGGACAGCTATCAAGTTCATAGTGATTCCTATCTGGGAAGGTATCAAGCTCATGATTGAAGGAGCTATGAAGATTATCATGGGGGTAATCCAAGTAGTCGGTGGACTCATCAACGGTGACTGGGAGAAAGTCTGGGAAGGTGTAAAAAATATCTTCGAAGGTATCTGGAAAGCTATCATTGGCTTTATAGATGCAACTGTAGGTAAGGGTCTTATTGGAGGACTCAAAAAGATATTCACCAAACTTGCAGATGGTTTCCTTACTTGGGCAAAATCCCAGGTAAAGGATGTCGGAAAGTGGGCAGATGATGTTGTCTCATTTGCTACTAATAACATTAAAGGGTTACCGGATGCAATCTGGGAGTGGGTAAAGAAAGTACCCGGTAAGATTAAAGATGCTTTCGATGAGGCTGTCAAGTGGTTGAAAGACCTTGATTGGTATGACATCGGGACAAGCCTTATCAAGTCACTCATCAGAGGTATTACCGCAATGTCTTCCTCTTTATGGGGTACTATGTCAGAAATAGGCTCTAAATTAAACCCAATGAATTGGTTCGGTGGTGGAAGCGGACGATATATGACTGACCCTGAAAACAATGCCATCGGGGAGACAATGCCACGCTCACCTTTCGGGTTCGACATCTTAGATGAGTCACGAGGAAAGTTTAATAGATTACCTTTACAGTTCTTCGCAGGAGGTGGCTTACAAGAAGCTATTGCGGGAACTATGGGTGCTGTCAATTCAGGACTAGGAAGCGCTCTTGGAGCTTCCCGTTCAATGTCTTCACAGTTAAACGCAGGAGCAAGACAGGCAGGGCAAGGAATTGCTATGGCAGGAATGCAACAAGGCAATCCGATTTATGTCACTGTAGATGTTCCTTTACAGATTGATGGAAACACTTATGCACGAGCAACTGCAAAGTATACTCAACCGAGAAACTCACAATTTGAAAAAAGAAATAGGACACCTTTCAGTATTTAACTCTGGAAGGTGCTTCCAAGAAAGGGGAAGCTAATTTGGTTTATCAACATAGCGATGCAATAAGCAAAGGCGAACAAGCTGTACAGCCTAACTTTGATTATATGACAAAGAACTCCCTCCTAGATTACGACGTCTACATGATGGGAAAACCTAAAATTGAAACTGCTGAGATGAGAGCCGAGCAGGTTTACATAAAAGGTAGACACGGCACATTGATGCATAGTGATGGAACATACGACAACATCTCTATCAGTTTCGGTATAAGATTCCGCTCAAGAGGGATGGCGGCTGACGCTCAGAAGAAAAGAGATATCGTTAAGTGGTTGCGCTATGGATATGGCTACTCTAAAGTTAACGTAGATATTCCCAACACTATAGTATCACTTCCAATTTATCAACCTGAGGGACACTTACAATTCCACCACATGCCAAACGTAACCTTCAAAGTTAAAACAATAGCTTCGTTTTCTTGGGAGTGGCATCCGTCAACTCAACAGTGGTTTACTCAATTGAATTTCTTATGTGATCCTTTCGGGTATGGGTCTCTTAAGACTTACAACATAGGTACAAACACAGATGCTATTGTGAAGTCAAAGAAAGTATATCCGAAAGATTCATACTGTTCCTCTATAGGTGTAATGAGTTATGTACCCGGGAACGTAGGAAACCAGACAACAACAGTAGGATATGAATCTTCCCAGTTTAGCGACAGTGCAACAACTCAAGAGTACAGTGTACTATCAAGCTCAGATGTATCTTCTTATACAAGTATCGGAACTGTAAAGGAAGCAGACATTACCTCGAATGACCGTAACCTTATTCGTTCATGTTGGACTGATCCCCAAGCAGAAGGAACTACATGGGGAGGGTATCTCGGGTGGGGCGAGTACTATAATGGTGAAGCTTCTTGGCGGAGACTGGTTACTTATGATACTGGAGGTCGCCCGAAGTATACACGAAGAACTCAAAACAGATTCACGATTTACAATGACCATGACTCAGAGGACTTCTTAATCTTCTATAAACTTTGGTCTCCCGTTGACGCTTCAATTTCTGCCATCGACAGTACTTATCCGAATACAGACCTTAGAGGGAAACCCCTTTATTGTAATTTCACCTTAGAAGGTGGAAGCGCACAAGTTGCTGTACGTTACCGTAAAGCAGGTACAACTATGATGACATCCCTAGGATGGCAGACAGCTTCCCACCAAGTTAACCTCCCCTCGGATGCTGAATCTGTCGAGCTATGTATAAAAGTTCCTAAGATGTCATCCGCGCGTATCAAGGATTTAGGGCTATTTAGAAATGCAAAACCTTCACAGCATTCCATTAACGTTTCCACGATAGCTGTATACGAAACCTCTTGGGATATCTTTGCGATAGCTAAAGCGATAGACCCTAATATTTTCAGTGGTTTAACTACGGAGCAACAAATGAAAGACAAACTATCAGCTAGAAACTTGAGAGTGTCCCTTACTTATAAGCTTGGCTACTGGAGTCAAGACGCTGACAAGACATCTACATTCAACAGCATCCGAATAGGGACTCGAAAGTTTGACAACCGTTCCACTTATGATAAACATTTAAACCTATCCAGTGCTGGCACCTTAGCGGACTTTTATCAAAAGATAGGTACTTTCACTTATGAGGTTCCTACCCCATCGACCTACATAAGAGCAGATGCTCCCGGAGCTTCTAACCGTTCGGGACAACTTATCAATGTAGTAATCATGGACAGTGTCTCAAAGAATACTGCTTGGCTTCAGCCTAGCTACACTGAATGTAAAGTAACTATAGATGTCCCTAACACGTCTAAATCTATATCGTTCTACGACGTTGCGGAAGAAGCCCCAGTGTTTCCTACAATCTTAATAGACGTGGATCAGACGGCAACAAAGGTAAGGATTGACTCTTATTACAATGGAGGTGTCTATTCAGTTTTCAATGTAGATTTACAAGTAGCGGGAGCGCTTAATAAAATACTCATAGATACAGAATCAATGATTGTTCAATCAACCTCTAATGCAGAACCTAATAAGTGGACTTTCTATAATGGTTACTCTCAAGGTGGTTTCCCTTATATAGCAAGTGACTTTACCAATATACAATTTTATTCGGGAGTAGTAGGAGCAACGATTTACTATAGAGACAAATTCCTCCTATCCTAGAAAGGACTAAACCATGACAGATTTATTACCTCCTCAAATAAAACTCCCTCAAGTATACCCCCGAGTACTTGGGGAAGCTCCTCGAAATTCAGATTTTGTCTACTTATCTGGCGGTGGGGTCGATTGGGAAAATACTTACATCAACTGGTCAAATTGGAACGGGTACGCTATCCTAAAGTTTGCCACAAAGTGCGAAATAACTCATGAACTTAACGGTGTATATGAGTGTTATGTGGAAGTACCTTTAGACCATCCTTTCATCAAAGAGGTCAAAGTGGGAAGAGTTATAGCTATCCAGACACTTCCGGGACTTATAAATGATAATGACCTTTTTAGAATATACAAAATAGAGTACGATGAATCTGAAATGATGAGGATATACGCACAGCATATAAGCTATGACCTTAACGGAGTTATTGCGCCTAACATGGGTACACAATTCTTTACAGCTTCAGAGATGCTTTACTGGCTACAAAAAGGGACATCCTTTCCTCAAGGGTACACACCTCCCTTCATTCTCCGTATCAATGATAGTTTAAACATCAAGAAAGGGGCTGTTTGGGGAAACAATGCAACCTTTATGGATCAACTGCTAGGAGATAAAGGATTGCTCGAGCAAGTAGGAGGAGAGCTTGAGAGGGTTCGTAACAGGGTATTTATTTATCCTCGAGGAACTATTGGAGGATACAGCGGAGTTAATAAAGAGGATGAATTACCTTTTAAGGTGAATCAGAATGTTAGAAACTTCCAGTATTCGATAGACAACTCTAAAGCTGTAACTCATATTATGCCTTACGTGATATACAACTGGGAGCCACCTCAAGCCGACAACACAAGAAGCTCCGGAGCTAAAGAGGTCTATGTCAATTTAAGACACGCCACAGATGGAAGACCAAGCCATGAAGCAATTCCTTCAGAGAGTGTAAACATTGTAAGCGGGACATCTCAAGACTTCCCTTATGTTCGAACTGTACCGGTTGACTTTTCAGATATGCTCTCTAAAGATGACTACGATGCGGCTAAGAGTGTAAACAACATAGATACTGTGAGATATTTAATTGCTCAAGCGTTATTATCCCGTGTCAGTGAAGTTAAGAGTAGCTTACAATATCAATTAGCTTACAACCCGGAAATATCTTTCGAGGTTGACGTCATGGACATCCAAAGCACTCCAGAGTTTATTGAAGCTTTCAGAGATGTTAAAGATTTTATGACTATCAAACTAGGAAGACGATTCAATGTACACTTTCCTAGTTACTACCCAGTAGCATCTCAGAAGATGCGGATCACTAAGACTGTATACGATGCACTAGCTCAAGAGTTTTTAAAATTTGAAGCTAAAACAACGTTCACAAATGGGCTTGTAATACCTAGAAAAGTATAACAAACTAAGGGGCTGATTACAATAGAACCGAATTCACAGATGATAAACGCAGTGATGAATAGTATTTTCAATAAGGAGACAGTATTCTTTGGGCTATTCTTAATAGGGTATTACCTTCAAAACAAAGACAAGAACGACTTGAAAGAAACCAACTTTAAACAGCAGGAGTTTATCACAGAACAGCAGGATGTCTTAAAAGATATTACCCGAGAGGTGGGCAATATTGCTAAGGCTCAAGAGAAGCACGGGGAACGTCTAGAAAGAATTGAGGCAAAGCTTAACAGCCATTGAAAGGAGGTGAATACCATTGAACATTAAAGATATCTTAAAAGATAAAACACTTACTTCTAAGTATGTAGTACTAATCTTTGCAGTCATCAATTCTCTTTTGAATCTCTTCGGAGTTCAAACTATAAGCGACACACAAGTTAATGATATCGCTACAGCAATCACTACTCTTACGAGCGCACTCATGCTTCTTAATGTAAGAGCGCACGAGCTACGTAAGATTAAACAGGAAAAGGAATGATGCTTATATGATTACAATTATATCAGTTGCTGACTTATCCCCTGCTAAGAT